TTAGATACGTTACTTTTCAATGTTCGTGTTGCATTTTGTGTTGCATAGGTTTTCAAAATGCGAATTTGCTATATTATTCATCTCTTGTGCTTGATCATCCATAGCATGGCGGTATACATTTTTTAGAGTGGCATCGGACGACCATCCACCGCGCTGCATGATATAGACATCAGGAATGCCCAGAGCATGCTGGATAGAAGCTGAATAATGGCGGAGGTCATGGAAACGAAAATGGGGCAGCCTTGCATTTTTTAGAATATGATAAAATCTGGAAGAAAGAGCATTAGGAGACATTTGCACAATTTGCCCAGTTCCTTTTCCAATTTTTTCAATAATAAACTCAGGAAATTCTATATACCTGTCGGATGAAAAAGTTTTTGGCGGTTTTATCACCCATTGTTTATTTTCATCTTGTGCCAGAGCTGCATGAACATGGATTGTATTTCCATGAATATCTTCATAACAGAGTGCGCATATTTCACCTCTTCTCATAGGTCCGAATGCAGCCAACAAGACAGGAATTTCCATTTCATTTCCACTTAGATATTTCAGAAGAATTTTGATTTCTGCATCACTGGGAATGTATAGTTCTGGGCGAGTGGGCTTAGGCAAGTCTGTTTTCAAAGAAAGACTAGGGCGATAAGTTCCCATAACGGCAGATAATAAGCCATGGATGTTTCTCACTGTTTTTGCAGAATGATTCAGGGCCTCAGCATTAATAGCGATTTGGATATCATCTAAGGTAATATCCGAAAGCCGCATAGGCATCAATGTTTTTAGGTCAGTTTTTCGAGAACGCTTATATTCACGAACTGTTCCGGGCGATAAGACAGAAGAGCGGTTTTCAATGTACATATCCCATGCTTCACCTAGTGTAATATTTTGGTTTTTCATATTTAACAGTTTGTTATACTTTTCGGTTGTTGCATATTCAGCAGCCATCATTTCTGCTTTTCTTTTTCCTTTTGGAGAGGGATCGTCGCACGTAAATGATTTATAGTGTCGCTTCCCGGCATCATCTGTGTAATCATATACCAGGCACCTCCAGCTCCCCGATTTCAGTTTCTTTGCTTTTGCCATAATATCATCCTTTCTGGTGGTGTTGCGGTATCGCAACAGTAAAAAATGGGTATAAAAATAACACCCTCTTGCCAGGTGCTCTCAGGAATGATATACTTTATTTGGGTGTAGAGTATATCTTCCTGGAGTAATCCGGCAAGAGAAAATCTATACAAAAGCCGTTCCTGTTGGCGCAGGGGCGGTTTTTTGTTTTTAGAAGTTAATTATCGCGTTCTCCAATATCCATAAGCATTTGCAAGATTTCCATCATGCAAATTGTAATGAAGAACGGATTGTGCTGTATCGTAGAATGTCAAGTATGCTCGACTCTTGTTTTCTTCAGGATAGGCAACAACTGTACATACCTCTTTGCGTCCGTTTACCTTTTTATCAATTCCTACTGGGAGTTTGTCTATTACTTTATATTTATAAGTGTTTTGTAGAGCTTGCTCGTTGTCGTAATAGATACTTGTCATATCACCATCCTGATACCAATTCACATAGTTTCCTATGTTGTGAATTTTGTTTGGTGAATTATTAGAATAGAAATGTTCTTCCCCCTTTCCGTTGGGGGCATCGTTTTTCCATTCTCCGACAAAGTAACCATATCGAAATGTAGATTTGGAAAATTTAGAGTAGGTAATGTACATATTACCTGATCCGTTTGCAATTCCATCAGTCAAACTTCCATAGTACAAATAATCAGGTCTGATTTTAAGTCCTGTAGAATTATCAGTCATATAACAAAATTCGTTAGATGGAAGGGAATCAACCATTTTAGCATAATTAATTTTTTCCATTTCATTTAAAACAGAGATATGATTATTTTCTTTTGCCAAAGAAGCAATTTTATTTAGGTATTCACCATATGTGGAGAGAAAAGCTGCCCTGGTTTCTTCTTGACGGACAGAACTTGCTTCAGAGGTATCTATAAATTTAGTTGGTTGTTCGTCTACATTTTTTGTTTGAACAGTTCCATCAACAATCCATGCGCCATTTTCATTTACCTTATAATTATCTGGCGTGGTTGTGTTTGTCAGTAACCTGCCACCAATATCAAAGTAGTAACTTTCTGACAAGCCATCTCCGTTACTATCAATCCATTTCCAACCAGAAGCGTAATATTGCCCAGTGGAGTCATCTCTGTATTTCCAACCTCCATCATCCAACTGTTCCCATCCGGCAGGGGTCGGCATGGTAGAAGCTAACGACAGCCCAACTGATAACAACAATAATTTTGAAATTCTCATAACAAACCCCCCTTATTTATTAAATTTCTCCATAACCGCCAGAGACGGTTCGAACATCACAATATAATTATCTATTTCAACGTAGCAGCCGTATTTCTCTCGGTACAACTCCAATGCTTCAGACAGAGTGTCCTCGCTCACTCCCAGAAAATCAGCCAATTCGTAGCGGCTGCGACAGTGTGCTTTGTATCCATCTATAATACCCGTCAGACTGATGCGCCGATTATAAGCTCGGAGCCGCGCTGTGCGTTCCTGCTTCCGGCTGCTTATCTTATCCTGGTCCAAGATATTCCCAACATTAATATAACAGTGCTCCAGTTCCTCGGCCAGAACGTCTGCTTTTTTTACAGAGGTTAATCCATTTCGAATAGCGATTCGATTTCCCAGGCATTGACCGTCCCCTGACTGAAGAGGCAGCTCTTTGACTTTAATGCCGGAGGAATCTGCCTCCATCAACAATTCTTCATAATTCAATCTATATCAACCTCTATTTCCATACATCATCATTCCTCATGAGTTCATCATCGTACTGGCGCATTTCGTCAGTTACTTCGATATCGGTACGCTCATGAGCTGCCCGGGGGATGAGATGAGCCTGTTCTTCTTCCATTTGCTGGATGCTCAATAGATTTTCTGTGTAGCTGATGGCTTTTTCTTTATTTGAATCAGAAAGGCGAGAGAATGACTCAAGCATCTTTTTTTCAAAATATTGAATGTTCCAACGCTTTGAAAATTCTATCATCTTGTTTTTATATTCATCAATATCGGCCATAGTTGCACGTTCCATTGGGACATCAGCCCCCATTAACCAAGCTTCATTGACATCCAGGGCCTTAGCCAGCAGAAAAATATTATTTTGTTTTGGTTGGTATCTGCCGGAAATGTATGAACTTAAAGCTCCTTTGTTAATGCCAGTTTTTTCAACAATATCAGCTTGCCGTAATCCTCGAAGAGACATTCCTTCTTTTAACCTATCAGCCAGTGTGCTCATAAACTATACCTCCAGTAACTTTATATTAGCATATATGTTCAGAAAACGCAACATTTCAATTATATATTTTAACAAAAAGTTTTGAAAACTAAAAAACAGTATTGACAAAGTGCAAGCAGAGTGTTAACATAATAGTGTTTAGATAACTAAACAAAGCGGAGGTGATAAAAATGGCATGGGATTACAGAATGCTGAGGGGAAAAATTCGTGAAGTTTGCGAAACCCAAGATAATTTTGCAGATAAACTCGGAATTGGTCGAGTTTCTTTAAGTCAGAGATTAAATAATAAACTGGAATTTTCCCAAGATGAAATTTTCAGGGCTTGTGAAATTCTAGGGCTAAGTCAAAAAGAAATTCCCATTTATTTTTTTACAGAAAAAGTTTGGAAAACTAAATCACAAGGAGGGCATAAGAAATGAATGATTTAATGAGAACAGCCATCACATCAATGGAAGCAGCTGAGTGGTGCGGAAAAGAACATTCTAAGTTGCTTCGGGATATTCGTAATTACATATCTCAGTTAGGAGAAGCCAAAATTGGATTCTCCGATTTTTTCAAGGAATCTACATATGTTACAGAGCAAAATAAGGCACTCCCATGCTTTCTCGTTACAAAGAAGGGCTGTGAGTTTATCGCCCACAAGATGACAGGGCAAAAGGGAACGGAATTTACTGCAAGGTACATCAACCGATTCCATGAGATGGAGAGTCCCAAAACACAGCTTCCTCCAACTGAACATCCTGGCGAGGTAGCAAACTTACTCAAAATTCTTGCAAATCGGATGGATAAACAGGGCATTGCCCCATATAAATCAGCTGAAATGGTAAAGATGGTCTGCGAGCAATACGGAATCCACCTTCCGGCTGATTTTGTGAAGGTTCCAGAATATGAGCAGATGACACTGAGAGAGTTAATGTGAACGGCAGTATGGAGTTGAAGAACCGCTGGAAGAGTAGGAGGTGCACATATTATGCCAAAATTAAAGCCAAATCCGACCGAAGAGGCCAGCCGGGTAGTTCGTTCCTGCATCAGCAGTAACATGGAACTATACGCCGTCAGCGAGGAACTCCTGGCGGCGAAGAGGGGAAGGCCAGCCAGGACCATACAAACACGTCGGGAACGGCCGGAGAATTTCACCCTGGGAGAGTTATGGGCGGCAGCCAAAGTGCTGAAGCTGACACCGATTCAGGCAGCCAGTATTGTTCTGGGACGGACATTGACCAGTAAAGAGATAAAAGAGTTTATTGTGATGTAGAGGAGGAAACTGACATGCTGAAATTTAAAGAAGCGCCTCAACCGGCGCTGAGTTACGCAGCTGTTACCCCCTGGCCCGTTGGTGGATCCGGCGCTGGTGGTGGAGCTGGAGAAGCTGAAGCGGATTAACAGCAGCCTGCGGGCAGAGAATAAGTTCCTCTGGAGCCTGTTGGGGACAGTGATTTTCACATTCTCGCTGGTCACATGGGTTCCGGTGGTGTTTTGAGAGGAGGTGAGGACGATGACACAGGCACAGGAAGGGCTCCAGGTGCTGTTAGATATGGCAGAGGATTACCGGAAGAAGAATAACATGAATTCTGTCACGATTTCTGCCGTTGGCGGCGGAACTGGACATGCTTATGCGTTCCAGGGAGCAGATAGAGTGGATGCGACTATCGGAAAGTGGCAAAAAGAAACCCCAGGAGCGGCAACTCCCAGGGCGATGAAATAAAAAACAATACACCCTTATTATAGGGCGAAAAGGAGGAGAAATCAATGGTAAAAGTGAGAATTGAGGACGAAGGACAGGTAAGAGAATTTGAAGGGAGCGCAATCGCCGCGTTTATTCCGTTTTCGGATGATGGAGAAGTGTATTGGGTGCTGGAGGGCGAAACAAGTGCTGATGAAATGGCAAAAGTCCTGTCAGCTGGCATCCCGCACATCCTGGAGCAGGCATCCGAAAGCCGGATGGAATACGTCAGCACTATGATTGATGCGTGGAATAAAATTGAGGAGAAAATCAAAGAAGAGCTGAAAGCTGGTGGCATTAATCCTCTGGTGGATGCGCTGGTCAAAATTAAAAAGCTGTAGGGAGGGATGAGAAGATGGTGAAAGATACATTTTACCCCGAAAATCCGTCAGAAGAGCTCTTAATGCTCATGGAGCGGATTAATGCAGCAGGAAGATGTTTGAATGCGCAGAAGGACAATTGGGCTCCTTGTGATGTGATAGCTGCCATATTGGGAATTGAGCTGGAGGAGAAAGAATGCCGTACATTGGACTTGGACCCGAAGAAGGAACCGTAGTAGACGATGACAAGGCTTTTAGATATGCCTTGGAGCGTTGCGCAAATGGTACAAAAGATGAGCGAGAGGAGTTTGTAGAATGGTACTACTCCAGGAACTGGTATAAGGAGGAAGAAAAGTGAAAGATGGTATGATTCATATTCCAGTAAGAAAACGAGAGCCAGTGGAAACCAGTCAGGTTATTCGGATTTCTCCGAGTGCATATAACGCACTGATTGAGATCTACAACGAATGCACTCTATCTATGAAGGATCTGGTCAGTTTAATCATTTTGGAATCCGTTGACAGGGTGGTTTTTGATAAAGAGGAGGGATATTGTGACGCAAAATGAATATAGGGCTGCATACGGAATCAGCCGGTCAGAGTTGTGGAAGATAGCAAAGAGCCCGCTGCACTTTAAATGGTCGCAGGAGCATCCGGACTCTGACAGCAAGGCTCTTGCATTTGGAAGAGCGACACATAAAGCTATTTTGGAGCCGAACAGCTTCTTTTCAGAATTCGCTATTGCTCCAGATGTAAATAGGAGAACAGTGGCCGGACGAAAAGAGTGGGAAGAGTTCGCGTCTGCGTTTTCAGATAAGGAAATTATTTCCAGCGATGATTATGAAGTAATTGCAGAAATGGCAAAGGCTGTAAAGGAAAATGAGGTAGCGGCAGCGCTTCTGTCTGGAACTGTTGAGCAGTCATTTTTCTGGAAGGATGATTTAACCGGGGAAGTGTGTAAATGTCGGGTAGATTGCATTTCTGAATGGAATGGTGAGAAATATATCGTTGACTATAAAACAACAGATTCCTGCGAAGATGGGCACTTTGAGCGGTCCTGTAGGAAATATGGATACAAATTCCAAGCAGGTATGTATACAGAGGGAGTGTTTCAGAACACGTTCGAACAGTACAGATTTGCATTTGTTGCCCAGGAAAAGAAGCCACCCTATGCGGTTCGAGTATATATTTGCACGCCGGAGTTCGTTCAGCAGGGCTACGATAAATTCCGGAAATTGATTGGGATTTATCACCAGTGTAAGGAAACTGGGAATTGGTACGGATACGAGGGGGCGGAAAACATGGTGACAGAGTTGTTGGAGGAGGATATTGATGGATAAGACACACTGGAAGAAATTAGAAAATCCTGATTATCTTGGCTCATATGCACTTCAGCCAGGGCAGGACTTGACGCTGCAGATTAAGTCTGTAGGACAAGAGGATGTATACAATGTCAATAATAACAAAAAAGAGACATGCACAGTTGCGCATTTCACGGATAAAGGCGTAAAGCCAATGATTTTGAATGTGACAAACTGTAAGACAATTGCAAAAATTTACGATTCCCCATACATAGAGGACTGGATTGGCAAATACATAACAGTTTACTCTGCAAAGGTAAAGGCGTTTGGAGAGACGGTCGAAGCATTGCGCATCCGACCAAAGGTTCCGTCTATGAAAAAAATCTTCTGCGCGGATTGTGGCAAGGAAATCATAGCTTCTGCAGGGAAGAATCCGGAAGAACTGGCTGAGATATCGAAGCGAAACTGCGGTCGTGAATTATGCTTGGAGTGCATGAAACGAGTTAAGAAGGAACAGGACAGCAAGGAGAATAGCAATGATAAATAAGATGATTTTACAGGGCAGATTAACTGCAGATATTGAACTGAGACGAACTCAGAGTGATGTGGCTAATACAGAATTTACGATCGCCTGGTCAGAGAAATACAAGGAAGTTGAAACAAGATGCTTTATGAGATGCAAGGCATGGAGACAGACGGCAGAATTTCTGGATAAATATTTCCGAAAAGGTCAGGAAATTCTTATTGAGGGGCATATGGTCACAGAGGAATGGGAAAAGGATGGGGACAAAAAGAGCCGGACCATCTGCCTGATTGACAAAGTGAATTTCTGCGGAAGCAAGAGTAATAATGGATCCAGTATCCCTCCAAAGACTGACGCTGATGGATTTGTGAACATTCCAGATGATGTTGAGGACGATGAGTTGCCGTTTAACTAGGAGGGATTTGGTTGATTATTTGTGATAGCCGAGAAAAGGCAAATCAAAGGATTATTGAATATTTCGATAAGCATAATATCCCATATAAAATCGAAAAACTGGACACAGGTGACTATATGGATTCCGAAAAAATGACCATCACTGTAGACCGGAAGAAAGACCTGATAGAGCTGACACAAAACCTATGCAGTAGTGACCAGAGCCGATTTTGGAGAGAAATACGAAGATCTAAAGCAGACGGTATTAAGATGATTGTTCTTTGTGAGCACGGAGGGAAAATTCATTCTATCAAAGATGTGGCTGCATGGAAAAATCCATACTCAAAAGTTTCTGGACGTTCTCTGATGAATGAAATATACAGAGCTCATATTGCTTATGGAGTGGAATTTTTATTTTGCGATAAAAGAAGCACTGGTCGCAGGATATTGGAGTTGCTGAAATATGACGGTAGAAGAAATTAAGGCTCAGTACAGCATGAAAGAGATTGTGGAACGATATGGGTTGATTCCAAACAGGTCAGGGTTCATTTCCTGTCCGTTCCATCAGGGCGATCGGACTCCATCTCTCAAAGTTTACGAAAAAGACTTTCACTGTCATGCCTGCGGGGCAAATGGAGATATTTTTACATTTGTTCAGAAAATGGAAGACGTTTCTTTTAGGGGCGCCTTCCGGATTCTGGGCGGTACATATAGCCCATGCAGTAGACTGGCCTCGCAGAGGAGAAGGGAAGCGCTACAACGCCAGAGAGTCGCTCAAAAAGAAGCAAACAGGGAAATGTTAGCATGGAGGATGAAACGCATTGGAGAGGCTTGTGCGGTGCTTAGAATGCTGGATGAGATTCTTCCGGGGTTAGAACCGTTTTCCGATGAATGGGTGACTGCCATAAACATGAAAGAGAAGAATAAATATCACTATCAAACGCTGGCGTTCGGAACAAAAAAAGACTGGGAGGAGATGAGAAAACTTGAATGAGCACTTCATTAAAGGAGTTTACAAAAGAAGAATTTAATACAGAAGCTCCATATCGCCTCCTGTTCGAAAAGAAAGATGACGGATTTGCGTATCTGCAGCTATACAACGATTTAAATGCAAATGCGGAGCGCGTAGGTTTTAAGCGCTTTGGAGCAATGGCAAAAGCCTATATGAAGCAGCACGAAGAGCATAGAAGCGGCCTAAGTAGCGTGGTAAATAACCTAACAAACTTTAAGGATCAGCCGATAGAGTTGCTGACCGGAGACTGGTTTGCAAATGATGACGGAATTTTACGTCGGAATGATAACCAGGGAATGGACGTTGCTTGCGTACATCCGATTCTTCCAGTGCAACGCCTGGTAAACATTGATGACGGGACTGTACGGCTGCGAATCATGTTTCGGAGGGATTTCCGTGGATGGCGAGAAGTAATTGCGAATAAGAGCACGTTATTTAGTTCCAGGGAAATAAAAAAACTGGCAGACAAAGACATTTCTGTTTCGGATAAAAACGCTGCTTTTCTAGTGGAGTACTTGCAGGATTTAGAGGATTTAAACCATAATACAATCCCAGAAGCACAATCTGTAAGCCATCTTGGATGGACTTCCAACGGAATGTTTAGTCCGTATATGGAGAATCTGGAATTTGATGGGCAGGATAATTTTAGAAAGATATTTGAATCAGTCCACTCATGTGGAGAATTTGAAAAGTGGCTTGAAATTACTAAGTCTGTCAGAAAGACAGATTCAGCAGCCAGAATAGCACTGGCGGCATCCTTTGCATCTATCATCATTAAAACAATCGGTAAACTTAACTTTATGTTGCATTTTTGGGGAGGTTCCGGAACAGGAAAAACGGTCGCGCAGCTTTTAGCAGTATCTGTTTGGGGTGACCCGAACGATGGAGCTGGGTACCTTCAGACATTCAATGGGACGCTGGTAGGGTTGGAGCAGTTGGCCGGGTTTGTGAATAATTTACCTTTGATATTGGATGAATTTCAGTTAGTAAAAGATAAAAAATCATTCGAACAGACCGTATACATGTTGTGTGAAGGAATAGGAAAAACGAGAGGTTCCAAAACGGGAGGACTGCAAAAGACGCCTACATGGAAGAATTGCACCATCACTTCCGGAGAATCCCCTATCACTCATGCTTCGTCTGGAGCAGGTGCAATAAACCGTATTATAGAAATTGAATGTCGGGAAGCATTGTTTGAGGATGCGATAGAAGTTCTGGAGGTAATTCGATCCAATTATGGACATGCCGGTAAGTTGTTTATGGCATTCATGTCTACAGAACAAGCCAAAGAGAAGGCCGCTGCTCTTTACAAACAGTTTTATCGGAGCATAGGGGCATCCAGCACAGAAAAACAGACTATGGCAGCAGCGATTCTTCTGACAGCGGATGCATTAGCTACGGAGTGGATTTTCTGTGATGGAAGGGCGTTGACTGCCGAAGATATAGAGCCGTACCTTCATACAAAAGAGGCTGTAGACGTAGGAGCCAGAGGATATGAATACGTTCATGATTTTTATGTCAGTAATGCAGCTAAATTCGAAACAAATTCTGACCCATGCTTCGGATCTGTCTCCGGTGACGAGGTTCGCATTATTAAGAGCGTGTTTGAACGTATTTGCGATGATGGAGGCTATAGTCCAAGAGCGCTGCTATCATGGTTAGACCAGTCTGGACGCCTCTCAAAGGGGCGTGATAACCTGTATAAATCCGCAAAGGTAAACGGAAAGGCGGTCAGGTGTGCCTGCATTAATATGGCCGAAAATTCACCAAATGAATTTGTTTCGGTTGAAGATGGAGAGCTTCCATTTAATTAAAGGTTACAGATTTTTATGGGAAGGTTACAAAATTTTGAATCGATTTGTAACCGAAAAACCTAGGTTTTATGCGGGTTTGAGGGGTACGGTTACAAGGTTACAAAAGTTACAAGTTTTTTATAAGCCTATATAGGGAGATATATATGAATGAAAAATTAATAATATATGCGTCTCGCGCGTATATGGAAAAAAGTGTTGTAACCTTGTAACTTTGTAACCGACAAGAAGAAACCTATATTTTATGCGGGTTTGAGGGGTATGAAATGGTTACAAATCATTGTAACTCAATGTAACTAAAGAGGAAAGAACTATGACAAACAAAGAAGTGTCTTCCGTGTTTACGGATATATACAATGGGTTCTGGATGAAATACCGGGATAGCCTTCCAGATATATCTGATAGTGTCGGATGGGAAGAGATTGTTAATGAAGGGAAGCAACTCATGAAAAAACATAACTGCTTCCTTGCGAGAAATTTAGTTTCGGATTTAATTGCGATCATGGATTTCAGGGCAAGAAAGGGCAATGCGGAGTGAAGCGCATTGAAGAGAGAATGCTACAGAAGGAAAGCCGATGAGCGATAGATTGCCACAGACTATGTGTCTGGGTGGATTACAGATTGTACAGACAACAAACCTGCATGTGACAATTTACAAAGACGGAAAGAGAGTGTTCCATTGCCAGTGCGATAGGGAACTGGATTTTGCGGGGCTGATGGGAGTGATTCGATTTTATAAGGAGATGTCTGGAGATGAGCAAGAGCAGAGCGAATAAACAGAACCGGTTGAGAGACCAGATTAAGCGGCAGAAGAATGATGTTTATAAGTTTAAGGGGAGGAAGAATCATGGATGAAAAAAACGAGTCTGTGGTGGGGGACAAAGAACGCGAGGCGTGGAGACAGAAAAAGAAAGAAGCTAAGGCCCGGATGGCTGCCATGCAGGCTCTGCCCTATGAGGTAAAAGTTAAGCGTGCAGAATTGCGGGCTAGGGAGTTTGTGGAGCGCCTGGATGATATGGAGTTAAATGCCCATGTCAGCGTAGGTGGCCTGGACAGTATTGTGCTGCTGTTGTTCCTTCGAAAAATCGGAATCGATGTTCCTGCCATATCCGTATCATCCCTGGAAGATAGCAGTATTCAGAAGATTCACAAGGAACTTGGAGTGATTCGGATTCCAATTGGTAAACCCAAGGTAGAGATCCTGCAGGAATATGGTTTCCCAGTAATCAGTAAAAAGATTGCTGGACGGATCGACACCTTACAGAATCCAACGGAAAAGAACAAGACCGTACGCCATGCCATTATCACAGGCGAATGCGGAGCACAAGGGCATTATGCCAAGAATAGCCGTATGCAGCTTCCAAAGAAGTGGCTGGAGTTGTTTGCGGGATATGAAAACGAAAACGAGGGTGTAAACTATCAGATTGCACCGTTTAAGGTGTCCAATAAGTGCTGCCAGTATATGAAAGAGGAACCCTGCGATAAATGGGCTATGGAGCACAATAGTAAACCGTTTTTAGGGCTGATGGCTTCAGAAGGCGGACAGCGAGAGGAGGCGCTTACCGAACACGGCTGCAATTACTTTGGTAAGGGCGTGATTCGGTCAGCACCGTTTGCTCCGTTCCTGCGTCAAGATCTATTGCAACTGGCTATTGATTTAAAGGCACCAGTGCCAGAGATTTACGGAGAGATTGCCAGAAAACCAGACGGAACCCTATACACCACAAAGGCTCAGAGAACCGGCTGTAGCATGTGTGGATTTGGAATTCACATGGAGCGGCGGCCACACCGATTTGATCAGCTCCGGGAGCGGAACCCTAAAGAATGGGAATTCTGGATGTACCGATGTTGTACGGATCCAGAAACCGGCGAGAAGTATGGATGGGGCAGAGTGTTGGATTATATTGGGGTTCTTTGGGAGGATTATCCAGCAGTACAGATGGATATGTTTAGAGATTTTTTGCTGGAGGAGGGATGACATGGATCTTGGTGACAAGATTAAAGAGCTGCGCAAGCAAAAAGGAATGACCCAAGCGGAACTAGGGCTGGCTGTCGGTGTGTGCTATCAGTCAATATCTGATTGGGAACATAAAAGATATAATCCCAGTTACGACAACATAAGCGAACTGGAAATGGTGCTAGGAGAGCCGTTAAGGGGGTATAGTCAGGTTTTGACACGAAAGACGGTAAAGTATCGAGGAAAGAGAAAAAGCCCGTCTATGAGGTAAATAAGCCTGTTGATGTGGGTAAGATAGGTGCGCTGTACCGGGCACGATGGAGTATCGAGGAGATTGCTAGGGATGTACATATTCCGGCGAGCGAAGTTGTTAAGTATTTGAGGAGGATGGAGAGAGATGGAAAGATTAACAATACCTGATGAAAAGATTCCAGGAGGAGTCAGAAGAGCCATAATTGATACCAGAGCCGTCCGGGAGGAGGCAATGACGCTATACTGGGCGCTGAAGAAATATGAGGATACCGGATTAACCCCGAATGAGGTAGAACAGCTGAAAGAGAGCCGGAGATGGATTACGGTAGAAGAAGGATTACCTAAACGAAATGGGGTATATAACATTACGAGAGATGTTGGTGGTAATTACATGCGCGACTCAGCTTATTTTGATGGACAAGATACATGGCATAATGACAACAGGGTAAATCATTCAAGATGCTATTTAACAGATGTAATCGCCTGGATGCCGCTACCAGAACCGTATCAGGAGGATTAATAATGGATTACGGATATTACAACATGGACTGCATGGACGGAATGCGAGAATTTCCAGATAATTTTTTTGACATTGCGATTGTGGATCCGCCCTATTTTTCAGGTCCGGAACGGAGAGGGTTCTTTGGACGAAAGGTAAGCCCGATAGGAGTGCAGCGCATCTATGAATCATTACAGGCATGGGAGGTTCCAGGAGAGGAATATTTCCTGGAACTGGAACGGGTGTCAAAGCATCAGATTGTATTTGGCTGTAATTATTTTGACTGGCACTTCCCGCCGGGGAGGATTGTCTGGGATAAATGTAATGATACCAGTTGCTTTTCCAACTGCGAAATCGCTTCCTGCAGCCTGCATGATTCGGTCAAAATTTTTCGGTATATGTGGTGCGGGATGATGCAGGGAAAGAGCGTATCCGATGGATGGATTGCCCAGGGAAATAAAAAGCTAAACGAGAAGCGCATCCACCCAACCCAGAAACCAGTCAATCTTTATCGTTGGCTAACCCAGAAATACATACAGCCAGGGTGGAATGTGCTGGATACGCATGTGGGGAGCGCCAGCAGCCTGATTGCCTTCGAGGAGGCAGGGGTGCGTTATGTGGGATTTGAAAAGGATCCAGGAATGTATCAAAGATCCAGAAAGAGGCTGGATGATTTTAGGATGCAGTTGACACTGAGGGATTTTGGAATTTAGGAGGTGAATCCGGATGAAGAACGCAGAAGGCTACCCTGATCCGACAGCTGGGAAGGCAATCCACAGGGCAGACAAGCAGCCGGACAATGTGGAACTGGTAATTCGGCTGATGAAGGCTGCCGCCAGAGAATGCAATGTGGAAATTGTTGGACGGATAGCAATTAGAGATGAAACTGGAAGAGTTTGGAGGTGATGCCGTTGGATAAGGAGGTGCTGATACAGTATTGCGAGATGAAAGAAGAGATAAAGGATTTACGGCAGCGAATTATGAAGCTGGACAAATTCCTGGAGAAACCGCCGATTGTAGCAGATACCGTAACAGGGAGCAGGAAGGATTTGACAATTGGCCCGATTAAGATTACTGGGATTCCGGATCCGGAGTATACCCGCAAGAAAAACGCGAGAATACGATACAGGGCGTTGTTGGAGGCAAAAGAAGCGGAACTTCTGGAGTTGACTTGCCAGGCAGAGGAGTACATAGACAGCATCCAGAAATCAGAACTGAGAACGATGTTTAGATTTTATTTTATTGATGGATTGACATTTGTAAAAACAGCGGAATACATGAACAATGAATATCCAAATCGAAAAATAAAATATACGGATGAGAACGTTAAAAAGCGAATTCAAAGATATTTTAAAAAATTGGAAAATGTCCCCCAATGTCCCGAAGAAAAATGTTAATATGTATCATGAAGCCAAAGGCATCCAGCCAGCGGCTTCCGGATTATCCCCTCAATGTGTGATGTGCGACCGCCCGGTGTCACAGCCAGCGGTCGATTGGTCCACACCTGGGCTGGTACATAATACGTCGTCTCTAATTGCCCTGGTTAGCCTCCAGGGCAGTAACGGCATATACCACCAGTGGTAGGTGGCGGGTTTTCACCCTGGTCTCCGGTTCGATTCCGGATGTGTCGATTGTGATCCTCCTTTTCATATACTCCTGCCAGGTGTTACAGCTTGGTGGGGGATTTGGTTCTGATGGTGCCATGGGAAACCTAAAGACCGTCATAGTTCTGGTTTCGGGATCTCCAACCCAGACATTCCAGGCCAGAGAGGCATCCTCGTGAGAGGGTGTCTTTTTGTGTTATAGCATTCAATTTTGGCGATTGATGTGATATAATTAAAGAAAATGTCGGATTGGAGAGTACGATATGGGTGGCAAAGTTATTTCTTTCATTAATATGAAAGGCGGAGTTGGAAAAACAACATTGTGTATTGGTATTGGCGAGTATTTGGCTTCTAATTACGATAAAAAGATTTTATTTATTGACTTAGATCCACAATTCAATACGACGCAGAGTCTAATTAACGAGTTTGATTTAGAAGATGAGTATTTAAATGAATATTCAAAAGGTGATAATAATAAAACAGTTATGAGGCTGTTTCAATCTCAGTTAACTTTGGCAAGAAGAGTGGATATTCCAACACCAGAAGATGTACTGATTAATCTGAATGAGAATATGGATTTATTGCCTGGAACAATAGATTTGATTTTGGTTGAAAGTGATAAGGATGGAACGAAAGCGAGAAAAGTAAAGCGTTTTATAAGCGAAAATGATTTAAGGTTAAAGTATGATTTTATTTTCATTGATTGTCCACCTACAATTAGTGTATATACAGACGCTGCATTGATTGCCTCGGATTTTTATTTAGTTCCAAATAGGATTGATAGATATTCTATTTTGGGAATAAAATTACTTAAACAAGTTATTGATAGGCTTGATGACAATGAGCATATTGGTATTCGACCACTTGGAATTGTGTATACAATGGTTAAAGAATTGACACATAAAACACTTCTGTTAAAAGAGACATTTGAAAAAGACGATATAGTAAAAGAAATAGGCTTGTTTCCTGCAATGACTTCTTTTGTAAATGATTTGCTTGTTGGATTGCAGGGTAATATTGCGTCTAAATATAAGAAGTCTAGAGAAGATATTGCTGTGATATGTGAAGAATTTTTAGTGAGGGTGGATCAATATGATGCAGAATAATGAGAATACATATGAAAAATTGATTAAAGATCGTCTTATGAAAAGACAAATAGATATTTTAGATGCAATAAGTGTTTTGTGCGTTTTTATTATATCACGAAAATATCTTAAGACAAATGCAGAAGTTGGCGAAATAATTGAGGAAATTTTAAAGGAAAAACTTCCTGGATATGTTGTAAAATCGCGTACTTTAATGGCTGCTAGAACATGTAAAATACTTTTAAGTAGTGAAACATTGGATCTGGTGAAAATTCAACAAAAGATGCGTGAGATTTTAAAAAAATCAGAAACTCCATTCTTAGAAGATAGTAGAAAAAATGGGAAAAAATCTCGAAAAGAAAATGAAAATACAAAATTAGAAAAATGGTTAAAAGGTATAGGAAATGCTGAATAGGTATTACGAAGCGGAAAATTGTAAAAAAGATATACAGTTATTTGGAAAAATGGTTTGTAGTGATACTAGGATACCGCCTGATAAAATAACTTGTATTGCGAAAAACATGTTGTTCTGTAAGAGATTTTTTAATTTTTATGTAGGACCTGACAAGCATTATTATGGATGCATGATTAGCGATATGCTTTTGCTAATACATTCGCTTTCGCAAAATTCTGTAAGAAATGTTTACACTACATTTCGTTCTTTGATTGAAAATCTAATTAGAGTATTGCTAAGGTATAGAGATGATAATGCTACTGGTGTCAGAAATATGTTTTCTGAATTTAGAGAAGATAATGAGAAAGAATATGTTGATTATCTTGAAGGTGAGTACGGAAAATGTTGCGATGTGGTACACAGTAATTGCAATTTTTCTTTACCTATGTACAGTTTTTACGAGGAATTGCTTGCAAAAGATGAGATCGATGAGAATAAAATTAATGAGTATTGTGATAAGTTAATGAGTTTTTTCATCATGCTAAAAAGATATCTGATTAGTCGTAAAGCTGATGAAATTTGGGCAGCATTTCAAAATAATAAAGAAGTTCTTTGTGTATTGATTGGTAAAAAAGATTATGATCTTTTGGAAGAAAAGGTGTTAAGTAATGATTAATTGAAAAGGGATAGCTTCGGCTATCTCTTTTTCTGTACCCAAAAGGAGGTGAGCCTGATGGCAAAATATGAATACTGGTTAACGTCGGAAGGCTTGCTGAAATTGGAAGCCTGGGCAAGAAATGGGTTGACGGATGAACAGATTGCCGGAAATGCCGGCATAGCAGTTTCGACACTGTATGAATGGAAAAAGACATATGTGGAGATTTCGGAGGCCTTAAAAAGGGGAAAAGAGGTAGTGGATATTCAAGTAGAGAACGCTCTCCTGAAGCGAGCCCTGGGATATTCGTATACGGAAAAAAAGACTGAGAATGGACCGGATGGAAAGAAAGTCACAGTAACAGTGAAAGAAGTTATTCCGGACACAACAGCTCAAATCTTCTGGTTAAAGAATCGTCGTCCGGATGTGTGGAGAGATAAGCAGGAGATTGAACACGGAGGAAAGATTGGAGGGGTAACGATTGTCAATGATATCCCAAAACCAGACACAAGTTAAGCTTAGTGAGTTAATAGCGCCTTCTTTTTATGCGCTTCACTGGGATATCGCAGAACATCGGCACACGCACTATAAGCTTTCCGGAGGTCGTGGTTCTACTAAATCATCATTTGTGTCGGCTGAGGTTATTCTGGGCATGATGCAGGACCCAAAGGCAAATGCAATTGCTATGCGGAAGGTAGGGCGATTCCTAGAAGAGTCTGTATTCCAGCAGCTTATTTGGGCCATTAATGCTTTGGGCGTATCGGGAGAGTGGAAGATTCGTTATTCTCCGCTGGGACTTACTTATATCCCCTTCGGGAACAAAATTATATTCCGGGGAGCAGATGACCCTCAGAAAATAAAATCCGTGAAACTGGCGAACGGATACTTTAAATATATCTGGTTTGAGGAGCGGGCAGAATTTGACGGAGACAGCGAAGAAAGAACAATACTACAGTCTCTGATGAGAGGTGGACCGGAATATTTTGTGTTCTACTCCTGGAACCCGCCTAAGTCTATGAATAATTGGGTGAACCAAGATATTCTTCAAGACAGAGAGGATACGCTGCATCACCACAGCGATTATCGGACAGTTCCTCCTGAATGGTTGGGAGAGCAGTTTTTCTTAGAAGCTGATGCCCTGAAGGAATTAAAACCAAAAGCGTATGAGCATGAATATTTGGGAATTGCAACAGGAACTGGAGGCCAGGTATTTGAAAATGTTACAGTCCGGACAATTACAGAGGAGGAGATGAATCGATTTGATAGAATCCGCCAGGGTCTTGACTTTGGTTTTGCTGCAGACCCGGCAGCATACATGAAATTGCATTATGACAGGACGCGGAAGCGTCTTTTTCTATTTGGAGAAATATATGGAGTGAAGCTGGGAAATACCAAATTAGCTGCAAAAATCCGCAAATATAATCCCTTGAATAAAATAATAACAGCGGATAGCGAAGACCCTCGTGCTATTGATGCGTTAAATGAATTGGGGCTGCGAGTGGTCGGTGCGAAAAAAGGACCTGGTTCTGTAGATTATGGCATGGAATTTTTGTCTGATGAAATCAATGAGATTATTATAGACCCTAAACGATGCCCGAATGCAGCGAGAGAGTTTACCAGTTATGAGCTCGACCAGGATAAAAACGGAAATTTTAAAGGCAGCTATCCAGATAGAGATAATCATACCATTGATGCGGTTAGATATGCCATGGAGGATGATATGACTATGAGAAGAGTAAGGCAGCGGAAGAAATCAGATTTCGGATTACATTAAAAGGTGGTGGTACGGATGCGCATATATACAATGCCGAGAAGTGACTGGGATGAACAGAACCCAAACAAGCAAGCAATACTGACTCTCATCCTGAAACATCAGAATGAGGTGGAGCGACTGCACAAATTGAAGCAATATTATGTTGGACAGCATGATATTCTGGGCGAGAACAGAAAAAATAAATTGGTTTGCAACCATGCGAAGGATATTTCGGACACTGCCAGCTCCTATTTCATTGGCAATCCGATATCATACAATGGTGATGAGGACATCTCCTTGCTTATGGATGCCTTTGAGCAGGCAGGTGCTGATGAGGCAGATGGAGATAATGGATTGGATTTATCCATTTATGGATGTGCTTATGAGTATATTTATCCAATGGAGGATTCGACAGCCTTATCTGTCAAAAATCTATCTCCAGAAAACACTTTTATGGTCTATGATGACACCATCGAGCAGAAAGAATTGTTTGCAGTGTACTATTATGTCAAAAAAGATGATTCCGATAATCGGAACCCGATATATGTGGCAACTGTTCTGACAGATAATTTAAAGTGGGTTCTTGATATTGAAAAAATACCAGGGTCTCAATCTCTTTTAGAAGAACCCGAGCCACATTATTTTGAACAGATTCCGATTGTAGAATATTTGAATAATAAATTGGCTATCGGGGATTTTGAACTGCAAATTCCTTTAATCGATGCGTACAACGCACTGATGAGCGACCGTATTACGGATAAGGAACAGTTTATTGATTCTATCTTAGCAATTTATGGCGCTTTGTTGGGAGATCCAGACGCGGTAGATGAAGATGGAAAAACAGCAAAAGAGCGGGTAAAAGAGGACAAGCTGTTGGAGCTTCCAAAAGACTCAAAGGCAGAGTATCTTACCAGAACCTTTGACGAACAGGGAGTTGAAGTTTTAAAGAAGGCCATTGAGCAGGATATTCATAAATTTAGTCATATTCCCTGCATGACGGATGAATCGTTTGGAGGGAATGTTTCTGGGGTTGCCATGGAATTTAAACTGCTTGGCATGGAGAATATCGCAAAAATAAAAACCCGGTATTACCGCAAAGGATTGAGAAAACGCATACGGTTATTCACGGACTGGTTAGAAAAAAGCCGGTCTGTAAATATCAATGCGGCTGGGATTACTCCTATATTTACGCGAGCACTTCCCAAAAATTTGTTGGAAATCAGTCAGATTGTAGCAAATTTATGGGGCAAGGTAAGTCGAAAAACACTTCTTTCCCAGATTCCATTTGTGGATGATGTAGACGCAGAGCTGGAGGCAGTGGAAAAAGAAACAGAAGAAGAGGTCAGACAGCAGCAGGTTCTTTTTGGACTGGGAAGCAACACCTCGCCAGAAGAGCTGGGAGATGTAGATGAATAATGAGAAGTACTGGAAAAATCGAAAAGTCCAAGAGATGTTTCGATATATGGCTTCAGCTGAGGATGCTGCAGATGAAATTGCAAAAGTGTATTTAAAGGCTTCGCGTTACATCAGTTTTGAGATGGAACATATTTTTGAGCGTTTTATGAAAAAGCATAAGCTGTCTGAAAATGATGCAAGAAGGCTCATCCAATCGCTTCAAGACAAAACCTCTATTGATGAAATGAAGAGGGCTTTAAAAGCTTTCCCGAAAGGATCTAATCATCAAAAGATATTGGCAGAACTGGAAAGCGTAGCTTATCAGGCGCGCTTAGAACGACTGAAGCAGCTTCAGAACGAACTGGATAGAACGATGCAGCAGGTCTATAAACAGGAAAAGGCTGTCAATACGAAGCATTATGTTGATTTGGCAAATGAAGCATATTATCGATCCATTTTTTATATTCAACAGTCGATCGGCCTGGGCTTTTCTTTTAGCGCCATTGATGAAAAAGATATAAAAAGAGTAATAAATAGTCGATGGTCTGGAGCGAATTATTCAGAACGAATCTGGAAAAATACGCAGAGCTTAGCGCGTGATTTGAAAGAAGAATTGCTGATTAATTTGCTGACTGGCCGAACTGACCGGGAAGCGGCGGAAATTATTGCGAATAAATACGCTCAGGGTGCCAGCAACGCCCGAAGACTGGTGCGAACGGAATCCTGCAATCTTGTGACACAGATGGATATGTTGTCCTACGAGGAATGTGGGATAGAAACGTATATTTTTACCGCAACATTAGATGTGAAGACTTCTACGGTTTGCCGGGAACTGGATAGGAAGAGGTTCCCTGTGGCAGAGCAGCAGGCTGGAAAAAATTGCCCTCCGATGCACCCCTGGTGCCGTTCTACGACCATATGCGATATCTCGCCGGAAACATTGGCCCAAATGAAACGCCGAGCCAGAGACCCAGAGACCGGAAAGACATATATGGTTCCGGCGGATATGACCTACAAGCAGTGGCACGAGCAGTATGTTGAAAAGAATCCAGATAAGCGCCTGGCAGAGCGGAAGCAGCGAAATAAAAAGACAGATAATGAGCAGTTCCAAAGATACCGAAAAATACTGGGTAAGGATGCGCCTGAAACTCTGGATTCTTTCCAAACAATGAAGTATACTGATAGTGAGAAATGGAACGCTAAGAAGAGAGAATTTGCAACCATTTCAAAAATTATGGAAAAAGAATCATACTCAGAAGAGTACAGAAGTAAGATGCGGAGCGCATATTACCGATTTAAGGATAAAGGATATGAATTTACGGATCATTCATTAAACCGCTATCTTGGACAGAAAACAGGAAGGGGAAAGAAGGCTTTTACCGAAGATGAATTATTAAAGGTGCTGGATTCTTCCGTGAATTATTTGGAAGAAGGGGGAAGAACAGTAAAGTTTTATAATGGAATAGCTGCAATTCAGAATGAGCAGACCGAAGAAGTGGTTTCGATTGTAGTCAGAAATAAACCAAAGAAGGGTTGGGGGAGTAAATGAAAGAAAAATTATTGGAAATGATGCGACAGCTCATAGATGGAGAATATAACTGCAATGATTTTTCATACGATTTTCCAGAAGCAATGTTAGATTTAAAGGATGAAGAGTGGCTTGATATGTTAGATGATATGCCTGAGATATGCGCATCATATGAGCCTTTTGATGAGGCAGATGAGGAAGTGCTGAATGATAAGGAATTAATACAGGCAGTAACAGAAATTTACCATAAAATTTTATTAAGAGGAGATGTACATGGCCAGAGATGATTATTTTGTGATAGCCGCAAAGATTCTTGACTATTTATACAAATGCTTAAAAAAGGGAATTGCTCCAGATCCAGAACTGCTTTCTCCGGAAGCACTTGGTATCAACGAATCATACTGGAACTATATTTTTCAGAACTTATCAGAGTATGGTTACATTACAGGTGTGATATCTAAAAAAATCATGGGAAATCCAGAGGTGCAAGTAAAGCTTCAATACAATAAATTGAGAATAACGCCGCCAGGGATTGAGTATTTGGCGGAGAATTCTTCAATGAAAAAAGCATTGGATACATTGCAAACGATAAAAGACTTAATACCGTTCATTTAAGCCAGGGAATTTATCCCTGGTATTTTTATACCCTTTTTTATTGCGACATCGCAACGGAGGTAAACATGATAACAGCAGTATTTACAGATAACAGCGATTATACCCGCGCTACTGGCCTCTGGCAGTGGGACTACGGGCAGAAATTGCGAATAGAAGGATTAACACTGCCCACAGCGGTGGAAATCCATTTTGCATTAACAGAACAGTCTGGGGACGCGATTACCAGAGTAGGCACCACTAAGGACGGCGTGACAGAGGTAGCCATTCCGGATAGCCTGCTGGAGAATCAGGCAGTAAGTGCAAGCTATGCGATTTACGCATGGATTTATCTGGCGGATAAGACATCTGGCGAGACCGTTAAGCGGATTTCCGTGTGGGTAAAATGCAGACCGAAACCAGAAGGATTTGACGCGCCAGGAGATGCAGAATTGTTCCGGGATGCCATTGCACAGGTCAACGCATCCGCAGACCGGGCAGAGGCAGCAAGGGAAGGAGCCGAAGCTGCTAAAAAGGCAGCGGAAGCAACGGCCGGTAAAATTGAGGGCGAGATTGCCGGAGCCGGACAGATTGCCGAGCAGGTTAAGCAGGATGCGGCAGCAGTTGCGAAAGACAAGCAGGCAGTCTCCCAGATGGTTACAGAGACTACTCAGAATGCCCAGAAGGCAGCCGAAAGTGTGCAGGCAGCAGAGAATTCCAGTACCGCTGCAAAAGAAGCACAGAAAGCCGCAGAGACGGCAGAGGCAGGCGCAACCGCAGTCGCGGAAGAAGTGGAGCGAGACCGGACTGAGGTAAGCAACACGCATAGATTAGTGGAGCAGATGCGGGATACAGTAAGTTTGGATAGACGGGCGGTAGCAGCAGACCGGCAGGCAGTGGAGAATACCGCTTCGCAGTTCGAACAGACTGCCCAGAATGCACTTACAGCCGTTGGACAGGCTCAGGAGGCGGCTGTAGGGGCAGTTTCCGCAGAGGGTCAGAGACAGACCACAGCGGTACAGCAGGCAGGCACACAGGCAGTCAGTGACGTTGAAACAGCTAAGACAGAGGCGGTTCAGGCAGTTACCACAGAGGGCGATACACAGACCAATAGGGTGCAGGATGCGGCTGCTGGAATTGTGGCTGACCGGGAGCAGATTGCGGCGAATAAACAGGCGATTGCGGGCAAGATTGACAAGCAGCAGGGAGCAGAAAACGCAGGGAAAGCCCTTGTGGTTGGCGCGGACGGTAACGTGGAACTGGGAGATGCCCAGACAAAAACGGATCCAACCCTCACCCAGTCTGGGCAGGCTGCGGATGCACAGGTCACAGGGCGAGAGATTGCCACCCTGCATCAGAACAAAGCGGATGCCATTATTGAGACCGCACAGGGTGAGACCATGACCCTGACGGACAGCTCCGATAAGTTGTTCGAGGGTCTGAGGGTGTTCGGGAAGAGTACGCAGGACGGGACACCGACACCAGAGGCACCAGTGCCGATAGTGAGTGCTGGTGAGAGTGGGAACATTACGGTGGAGGTGGGTGGGAAGAACCTGTTAACAGGGAGATTGTACTTCATAAACTATTCAAATGATGTTTCGTATGTTTACAACGAGAATGAAGTCACCTTACCTTATACACCATCAAAAGAGGCTTTTGGAATTGGTTATGTTGTTCCATGTAAGCCTGGTATGCAGTATACCTTTTCTGTCACAAACCCAAACAAAAACTGGTATCTTGGAATTGTAGAATACGAAAATTTCGAACAGGCAAAAAGCATTTTAAATAAGATAGGATATCAGCATGGGAGTGAAAGGAGCAGTATCAAATACACTGCTGTCGGAAATGGTGTTTTGGTATGTGCGATAGCAGGAAAATGGACAGACGGAGAAACAACTATCCATGAATGCACAGAATCCGAGCTATTGCAACTTGAGTATGGAGATGTGGCAACCCCTTACGAACCTTACCGTGCCCCTCAGCTCCTCACTCTCCAGACACCTAACGGCCTCCCCGGTGTGCCAGTCGACAAAGATGGAAACTATACGGACAAAAACAGTCAACAATGGATTTGCGATGAGATTGATCTGGCAAGAGGGAAGTATGTGCAGAGGATAGGGCATAATGCGAATGTGAATGATTGGGTTGATATGCCTGGAAACCAGGACATTGAGCCAACTACTTCCAGGTTTGCTTTGAACATAGAAAATATAGATAACTACATGTATTCTCCATGTATATGCAACAGGCTTTCATATGCCAAAGTGGATAGCTATGGGACGGAAGGTACTTATGTTACAATTAACGAACCAGCTTCCAAGCGTATATTTGCAAGAATTGAAGGTATAACATCTTTGGAGGATTTTACGGCTGCCATACCAGATCTTGAGGTCATATGGCTTCTTGAAACTCCCATCGAAACAGACCTCACCGCCGAAGAAATTGCCGCCTATAAGGCCCTGCGGACATACAGCCCGACTACTGTGATTACAAATGATGCAGGAGCCGGGATGGAAGTGGCGTATGTGGCTGATACCAAGGCGTACATCGACAAGAAATTTAAGGAATTAAATCAAGCTATCGTGAACACTCAAATTGCATTGTTATAGGAGGTACATAATGTACGATATTGTAAAAAATGTTATTATATCAGGTGATTTTAGATTATCTGATATGCAGACTAAAATTGATACTCTCTGGGTACAAGGTGATTTAACAGAAGAGCAGAGAACAGAATTAATTTCCCTGATGAAGGAGCATTTAAACCCTGAATCCGAAAAGTCAGAGCAGATTGAACTGTACAAACAGATTCTGGCCAAATACGATGCGCTGGAAGAAAGAGTACGCAAGCTGGAAAATGGAGAAGTAAAACCAGAACCGGCACCGAGCGTGGAAGTTCCGGTATGGGAGCCGTGGGATGGAATCAGTGACCGATATCAGTACGGAGCAGTGGTAACAATTGACCAGAAATATTATATCAGCACATTCCAGGGACAGAATACCTGGATGCCGGGAAGCCTGGGAACAGAAGGCTTGTGGAAGGAAATCAGTAAGGAAGATGCGGAGGCGGTCGTTCAGAGGACGAAGACACCGGAGCAGGTTATCAACGGAATGTAGTATAAATGGAAGATAAAGAAATCGCCTTTGTAAAGGAGTGTATACGCAGAGAAGATCTCCATTCCTTTTACAATAGTCAGAAGTGGAAGCGGCTTCGCAGGAAAGTTCTTCAGATGGATAGGTATGAATGTCAGCTCTGCAAAAGCCGTGGAACCTATACAAAGGCTACAACGGTGCATCATGTCAATTATGTAAAGAAACATCCGGAGCTTGCATTAGAAATTTTTTATATGTGGCAGGGGAAGCAGAAGCGGAACCTGCTTTCTTTATGCCATGACTGCCATGAGGAGGTACACGGACATAGAAAAAAATCTTTAGCAGTACCTTTGACAGAAGAGCGGTGGGAGTAATATATCCCTCCCCCGGTCTAAAAAAATAGCATTTTAATTTCGTATTTGGAGACCGGTGGGAGGCCTCGACAAAAGATATTTTTCTCGCACATGATAGAAAAAATAAAAAAAGGAGGGGTTGGAATGGCCGCAAGAGCACCAAATAAAAAGAAAATCCAGGATTCTCTGGAACTTCAATTATGGAAAAAAGGCGTAAATATTGAATGTTTTCAGGATCTAATTTGCGACTACATGAATCTCTATGATATAAAAAAAGCATTGCAGAAAGATATAAAAACCCGTGGAATCTCTTACGAAACAACATCGGCCAGCGGCTATCCAATCACAAAACAGAATCAATCGGTAAAAGATTTGGTAGCAGTCGGCAAACAGATGCTTCTCATTTTGGATAAGCTGGGATTAACTACGGGAGAAATTATTCCTGATGGAGAGGAAGAAGAATTATAAAAATGAATCCGTACATCCAGGAATGGATTGATATTGTAGAGAATCATGTGTTTGCTGTCTGCGAAGAACAGGAGCTGCTCATCAGGCATGTAAAACGCTGCTTTGAAACAGAGCCCATTTATGTAGACGATGAACAGCTGGAAAAATATATCGGACTTGCCAGATATTTTCCTTTTGAGCAGGTTTTTCCTTGGCAGAAGTTTGTGATTGGCCTCCATGACTGCACTTATTGGAAAGATACAGGGCTTCCCCGGTGGCCGGATCTGTTCTGCGAACTCGGCCGGGGCGCCGGCAAAGACGGAACGATTGCCTGGGAGTCTGTCTGTCTGATGTCGCCTTACAACGGAATCCGGGAATACGATGTGGACATCTGTGCTAACAATGAGGATCAGGCCATGCGTCCGGTAAGGGATGTGATCGCGGCCTTTGAGCAGCCAAAATACATCAAAAAATTGAAGCGATTTTTTTATTGGACAAAAGAACAGGTTGTCTCGTTAAAAACCCGATCCCAGATGAAAGGCAGGACGAACAGCCCTAAAGGGAAGGATGGACTTCGTTCTGGAATCTGCATTTTCAACGAGATTCATCAGTATGAGAATTACGCCAATATCAATGTTTTTACAACCGGCCTGGGAAAGAAAAAGCATCCAAGAAGATCCTACTATACAACAAACGGGGATGTCCGGGAAGGACCTCTGGATGATCTGCTGGAAACATCAGAAGAAATCCTTCGAGGAGGAGAACCTGACAATGGACTTCTTCCATTTATTTGCAAATTAAATAAAAAGGAAGATGTAAACGATGAAGCCAACTGGCCGATGGCCAATCCGTCACTTCCATACCTTCCCAATCTCTTGGAAGAAATCCGGAAGGAGTACAGGGAGTGGAAAAAGAATCCTGCCAGACTGCCGGCCTTTATGACCAAACGAATGAATATTCCAGATGGAGTCAGTGAGCTTAAGGTGACAGACTGGGAAAACATTATTGCAACTAAAAAAGAGCTGCCAGACCTGAGCGGGTGGAGCTGTACCTGCGGGATTGACTATTCGAAAATATCTGATTTTGCGTCTGTCAATCTCCATTTCAGAAACGGAGATCAGAGATATGACATCAGCCATTCCTGGCTGTGTTTAAAATCTAAGGATATTCCGCGAATGAAATGCCCGTGGAGAGACTGGGCAGAGCAGGGATTATTGACTTTGGTAGATGATGTAGAAATTCATCCGGCTTATCTGGCAGACTACATCGCAGAAAAGAAAAAAGAATTCAACATCGAAAAGCTGGCTCTGGATGACTTTCGATATGCGCTTCTCAGTGACGCACTGCGAAAAATTGGATTTGATGCCAAAACCTACAAGAACGTGAAGCTTGTCCGTCCGTCAGATATTATGCGGGTGGCTACGATGATTGACAGCTGTTTTGCGAATCAGTGGTTTACTTGGGGAGACAATCCAGTGTTGCGCTGGGCCACGAATAACACGAAATTGATTCGGGCAAATCGAAAAGCTGGGAAGGAAGACGATGCGGATGTAGGAAATTTTGTCTACGGAAAAATCGAGGCTAAGAGCCGGAAAACTGATCCATTCATGGCTCTGGCAGCCAGTATGACCGTGGAAGATACTCTGCCGGAAGCAAAGCGGCCTAAGCCGAAATTTAAGGTGTTTACCTTTGGATAAATCCATATAGAGAGGAGGTGAAGGAACGATGGGGCTCAATTTTAAAAAGTGGCTGGCAGAAAAATTGTCTGGTGGCGCAGAAAAGAAAAGCCTGATTGCAGTTGACTGGACAGAGTTTTTTGGATTGATGGATCAGGTTTATCTCAGGGAGCTGGCTTTCTGGACGTGCGTCAATAAAATTGCGAATGCGTTGAGCAAGTGTGAATTTAGAACCTACTATCACCATGAACCAGTGAAAAAAGCGGAATATTACCTCTGGAATGTGGAACCTAATCAAAATCAAAATGCTTCTGCTTTTTTGACAAAGTTGATTGGGAAACTGTACCTGAATAATGAGGCGCTGGTGATTGAATCTTCTGGTCAGCTGTATGTGGCAGATGATTACCAGAAGCAGGTCTATGCCTTGTATGATTATCAGTTTACTGGGGTGACTGTGGACGATTTTACGTTTGGAAAGACATTTTATCAGTCGGATGTTCTGTTTTTCCAGCTGAATTCGGTGGATATGCGTCAGCTGGTTAATCTGCTGTATTCCAGCTACAACGAATTAATGCAGTATGCAGCGAATGCTTACCGCAAATCCAGAGGCAGCAGGGGGATTCTTGACATAGATGCGCAGGCCCAGGCGGAGGATGACTTTTCAGATACCCTTCAGGAACTGATGACTGTCTACTTTAAAAAGTTCTTTGAGAGTGAAAACGCCGTTTTGCCTCTATATGACGGCTACAAGTACACGGAACTTCAGTCAAAAACCTATTCCAGCGAATCAACGAGGGACATCAAGGCGCTGGCAGATGATATTTTCGATTTTACGGCCAGAGGCTTTTCTTTCCCTCCTTCCCTGGCAAAGGGAGACGTACAGGATACAGGAAAAGCCACGGATGAGCTGTTGACCTTTTGTATTGATCCATTGGCGCGGCTTTTGGAAAAAGAGATAAACCGGAAGAGAAATGGCATGGCAGGTTTTTTGGCCGGAAATTACGTAAGGATTGACACAACAGCTGTAAAGCATATTGATATTTTCGATATTGCTACGCCGGTAGATAAGCTCATTTCATCCGGTACGTATACCATCAATGATATACGCCGGGTAATCGGGGAATCGTACATCGATGAGGAGTGGGCCAACACACACTTTATTACAAAAAACTACAGTACCATACAGGAATTCCTGGAAAGCATGGGAAGGAATCCTGATACAGGATAGGAAGGAGTGAGAAAGAATGCAGCAGAATGGAATGAACTGGAGACTGGAGCCGGTTCAGGCAGAAAACAAGACGCTTCTCTACATCTATGACGATGTAACAGAGTATGGACAGTTTAACTGGAATACCTGGGAGTATGAGGAGTCAGAAACTGGGGCGAAATATTTTGCCGAGAAGCTGGGGAAGATTCCAGAAGGGCAGACGATAGAACTTCACATTAATTCAAATGGAGGTTCCGTGAAAGAAGGAGTTGCTATCTACAATCTCCTGAAACAGAAAGAAAATCAAAAAATAGGAATTGTAGACGGGGTGGCGCACAGCGTCGCCTTTTTAATTTTACAGGCGTGCGAAGAGAGAAAAATGTGTCTGGGGACAACTGCCCTTATCCATAACATGTGGATGTGCTGCGCGGGTAATGCGACACAGCTCCGCAAATATGCGGACGATCTGGATGATATGATGGAGGCTAACCGGCAGGTTTTTCTGGAGAGAGCCACTATCACGGAAGAGGAACTGATGGAGCTGATGGAAGCAGAAACCTATCTGACGCCGGATAAGGCGCTGGAATACGGCTTGATCGACGAAGTATATGGTAAAAAGGCCATAGAACCAAAACCAGATGATATTCTGGAAAAGCTGTCCCAGATGCAGAAACAGTTAAACAGCCAGCAGAGTTTTCGGGAACAGATTGCAGAGTTGAGGGAGAAACAGTCTGGGAACCCAGGCGGGGCCTCACAGAAGAATGGATTGTTACAGTTATTTAAGGGCATGGCCCGGAAAGGTGAGTAAGAATGAAAAACAAAGATGTATTGATGCAGGAAAAAACAAAGATTTTACAGCAGATGAACGATGCGATTACGAACAATGATCCAGACGCCTTTGCGGAGGCATTCGAGAAGCTGTCCATGAATATTCAGGAGAATATTCTCAGTGAGGTGGAAGCGCAGCAGCAGGCTGCAGATGCGGTGGTTTTAGCGGGGAGAGGTGTTCACCAGCTGACCAGCGAAGAAACGAAGTATTACCAGTCCGTGATCCAGGCCATGAAGTCCTCCAACCCCCAGCAGGCTCTGACAGACTTAGAGGTAGTGATGCCGAAAACGGTCATTGACCGCGTATTTGAGGATTTAACACAGCAGCATCCTCTCTTAGAGGCAATTGATTTCCAGAATACTTCCGGATTGATTGAGATGTATCTGAATACAGATGAGGTAGAACTGGCTACCTGGGGAAAGCTTACCGATACTATTACAAAGGAACTGACTTCTGGATTCAAACAGGTTAATATGGGGCTGAAAAAACTTTCAGCGTTTCTTCCGGTTTGCAAGGCAATGCTGGATTTAGGACCTGCATGGCTGGACCGCTATGTGAGGGATATTCTTACAGAGGCAATTTATAACGGACTGGAAGAAGGAATTATTGCCGGAACAGGAAAGGATCAGCCCATCGGAATGATGAAAAAAGTGGGAGATGATGTAGAAGTTTCCGGAGGCACGTATCCAGACAAAGATGCCCTGGCAGTTACCAGTCTTGATCCAGTGTCCTACGGCAGCCTTCTCGCTAAACTGGCAGTGACACCAAAGGGAAAGAGCCGGATTGTTCAGAACGTCATTATGGTGGTGAATCCATCAGACTATTTTACAAAGGTGATGCCTGGGACTACCATTATGAGTCCTGCGGGAATCTATGTGAATAATGTTCTCCCGTATCCGACTGCGGTGATTCAGTCTGTCAGAGTTCCTGCTGGAAAGGCAATTTTAGGCCTTGGCAAGAAGTATTTTATGGGAATCGGTACGGCGAAATCTGGAAAAATCGAATACTCCGATCAGTGTCGCTTCTTGGAAGATGAGAGAGTTTATCTGACAAAGCTCTATGGACATGGAGAGCCGGTTGATAACAATGCATTCTTAGTGCTTGATATCAGCAAGCTGAAACCGGCCATTCTGAAGGTGGAGGTACAGACAGATGCAGCAGCTGCAGCAAGCGCCAAAGCCTAAAGCTATCAGCTAAAAGGAGGAGCCCATGAAATTGCTTGAGGAAGTGAAAAACTATCTGGATATCACTTGGGAGACAACTCCTCAGGAAGACGAAAAACTACTCAGCATGATAGAACGAGGGAGGGCAGCATTATCTGGGAAGTTGGGAACATGTGACTTTGAAGGGGAGACACAAGAAAAAACCCTACTTTTCAATCATGTCATGTATGAGCGTTCAGCTGCATTGAATGAATTCTGGGATCATTACCGGGGAGAGATTATCTCTCTCCGGCTCAGAAAGAGGGTAGAAAAGTATGAGGCTGAAAAACAGGGACTTTGAAACCTTTAATGATGGGGTGTTGACGGTTTGTGAGGCATCAGGGAGAACGCTTGTAAAAACGATAAGAGAAGACATCCGGTTCGGGAGCCGGACAGTAGGTGTGAAACGATTCTGGGAAGCAAAAATCGCAGGAAGCGAGATTGCATATTTAGTTGCCGTTCCAGAACAGCCAGGAATCGACAGGGGTAATATTATCATTTTACATGACAGGCAGTACAGAATTTCTCAGATACAAAAGAAGTTTGATACACGTCCCCCTTGTCTGTACTTGTCCCTGGAAAGCATACAGTCTCCGTTCCGGGATGAAAGGAAAGCGTGATGGGAAGAAAAACAGCAGTGTCAGGACTCTCAGCGGCCATATCCTCTGCTTTGAACGAGTATTCCGGCTATGTTACTGCTGAAACCAAAAAGGCGGTCAAGAAAGCAGGAAGAGAAGCAGTGCAGAAATTAAAGCAGGATTCCCCGAAGGATTCAGGAGATTATGCTAAAAGCTGGAGAGTATCCACCAGCGAAACATCCCGCACGATCCATGTGACAGTATATGCGGGAAATCATCAGTACAGCCTTACGCATCTGCTGGAAAACGGCCATGCCAAGCGGGGCGGAGGCCGGGTGGCTGCGATTAAACACATTGAACCGGTGAATGAGGAAATTGCAAAGAAAGTGGAAGAGGAGATAAAAAGACAGCTATGAGAAGCCGGGCAGAAATTGAGAAAATGCTGGAGCGGATGAACATTCCGTTCCGGTATTTTTTATTTGAAGAAAAAGAGGCCGTGGAGCCGCCGTTTTTGGTCTGGTATCTGCCAGAAAGCAATAATTTTTTTGCAGATGGAATTGTGTATGAAAAGATTGCACGTTTGAATCTGGAGCTTTATACCGATCAGAAAGACTTTGAATTAGAGGAACGTCTGGAAAGCTTACTGGAAACAGAGGGCATGGCCTGGAATAAAACAGAAGCTTTCTTAGACGAAGAGCAGCTTTATGAAGTGTTATATGAGATGGAGGTTTAATTATGCCAGAAGGAAAAGCTAATAAAGTAAAATTTAATATCAAAAATGTTCACTATGCACTGCTGAAAGAAAGCGAAGGCGGAGCTGTAACGTGGGAAAAGCCGGTCAAAGTTCCAGGAGCTGTATCAATCGCTTTAGATGCCAGCGGAGAAATTACCCCCTTTTATGCAGATGGAATGGTTTACTATCAGACAAGTTCCAATACCGGTTATGAGGGAGATTTGGAGATGGCGATGGTTCCGGATTCTTTCCGGATTGATGTGCTGAAGGAGCAGAAAGATACCAAGGGAGTGCTCATTGAGAACGCGAATGTGGAGACAGCAAAATTTGCCCTGTTATTCGAGTTTGATGGGGATCAGAAGTCAGTACGTCATGTCCTTTATAACTGCACGGCTACCAGACCTTCCGTAGAAGGAGAAACAACGGAGGACACGAAAGAACCGACCACAGAAACATTGTCCATTAGTGCAGCGCCGCTGGCCGATGGAAACGTAAAGGCAAAAACCGGAGCTGAAACAGATGATACAACTTATAACGGTTGGTATGAAAGTGTTTACGTGACAGGCTCTGATGCGTAGGAAGGAGAAATATGCTTAGAAAACAGATTGAGATTGATGGACGTGGTGTAGAATTTAAGGCTTCTGCGGCAGTCCCCAGAATGTACCGACTGAAATTTGGCAGAGATATTTTTAAGGATCTGACTAAAATCGCAGAGCATATGAAGGAAGAAAAAGAAAAGGAAGAGGATGGCAGTAGTCTTCCGATTGAGGATTTGGAACTTTTTGAGAATGCTTCCTATATCATGGCCAAACATGCAGATCCGTCCATACCAAACTCTATTGAGGAATGGCTGGAACAGTTTAACACATTTTCCATTTATGAGGTTCTTCCTCAGATCATGGAACTGTGGAGCCTGAACATTCAGACAGATGTGGAAAATAAAAAAAAATTAAGCCGACTGTCCGGGAAATAACCACACCTTTGTTCCTGCTCCGATGCACACAGCTGGGAATTCCTGTCCGGGACTTGGAATTGCTCAGCGTGGGTGTGGTACTGGATATGTTATCAGAAAGCTCCAATGACAATGTTGAGTATCCGTACCAGGCAACTCAGGAGGACTTTGACCGGTTTTAATTGTCAGGGGAATCATGCTGTGGTACAATTCAGACAGGAGGAGTGAGCATGGGGAAAAAAGAAACAAAAACATGGGATGACCGATTCTGTAGCTGGAAGTTCCTATTCTATACCCTGATTTTTTTCTGGCCTTTGTCGGTATATGGATATTTCAGAGAAAAGGCATTGATGAAAAAACAGGGTGTAAAAAAATGGGGAGGATTTACCAGAAATTTATATGTCGGAACAGCAGTTGTGATGATTCCGGTTATGACATTTTTCTGGTGGATTGCATTTTTGTATATCACATACTATATATAAACCAATCAGGTGTCTGCCGAAAGGCAGGCACTTTTTGTATGAATAACAAGGGCATTTATAAGCCATAAGGAGAGCCGATGGGAGCAGAAAGAATCAAAGGAATTACAATTGAAATAGGCGGTGATACCCAGGGGCTGAATAAAGCCCTGAAAGAGACCAATGGAAGCATTAAAGACACTCAGACACAGTTAAAAGACGTAGAACGGCTTCTGAAGCTGGATCCGAGCAATACCATTCTCCTGCAGCAGAAGCAGGAGCTTTTGGCCAAGAGCATTGAGGGGACGGAAAAGAAGCTGGAGACACTGAAAACGGCCAGTGAGCAGGCGGCCCAAAGTGCAGACAGATATGATTCTTGGAAAGAAAAATTCACTCCGATTCAGAAAGAGATTGACCAGACCAAAACGAAACTGAAGGAACTGGAAACAGCTCAAAGAGAGATGCAGGAGGGAGGACAGATCGAAACTGCTCAGTATGCTGCCCTGCAGTCTGAGATACAGGAGACCAGCAGCCATTTAAAACGGCTGAAAAAAGATGCAGAGGCTGTGAATACAGAATTCGGCAATCCAATTAGTCATGACCAGTATAATGCTCTTCAGAGAGAAATCGCAGAGACAGAAGCCAATTTAAAAGCTTTGAAGAATTCATCGGAGCAAACAGAACAAGCACTTAAGGGCATGGGAACAGCTTCCGAAGGAACCTCCAAAAAAATATCAGGTCTTTGTGATGTAATAAACGGAGGAGCCATGCTTCAGGCCGCGGAGACATTATCTGGTCTAAGCGGAAGCATAGTGGATATTGGAAATAAGGCTCAGGAGGCTTTTGGTGAGGTAGAAAACGCCACATCGAAAGCCTCTGCTTATTTTGGAGAGACGGGAGAAGCTGCCGGAAATACAGCGGATATTATCAAAAATGTCTATGGAGCAGGCGTTGGGGACAGCATCAATGGTGTATCTGATGCGGTTATTACAGTCAAGAAAAATCTTCAGGACTTAGATGCAACTGAATTGACTAATCTCACAGAGCAGGCCATTACTTTAGATGAACTGTATGGTGTCGATATGAATGAGACCATGAGAGGTGTCAATGCATTGATGAAAAACTTTGGTCTGACTGCTCAGGAAGCAATGGATTATATTGTGACGGGTACTTCTAACGGACTCGATAAAACCAATGAGCTGGGAGATAACCTGAGCGAATATTCCGGAAAATTCTCCCAGGCCGGATATTCAGCCCAGGAGTATTTCCAGCTTCTCAATAATGGATTAGATGGTGGAGCCTATAATCTGGATAAAGTAAATGATGCAATCAACGAGGTGACAACAAGGTTATCGGATGGAACAATAGAAAAATCATTAAGCTCCTACAGTTCGGAAACGCAAGGGTTATTTCGCTCGTGGCAGGATGGAGGAGCAACACAAAAACAGGTCATTGATTCGATTGTCAAGGATATTCAGGGATGTCAAGGGCAGCAGGAAGCCCTTAATATGGCGGCCACAGCTTTTGGCACAATGGGAGAGGATGGAAGCCTAAAATTTATAAAGGCGCTGACCAGTGTGGGCAAGACCTATGATAATGTTGGTGGATCGGCTCAAAACCTCTTCAATCAGACTTCGACACCGATGCAGGAGATGGAATCAAATACCAGAAAACTGGAACAGTCTTTAGCGCCGCTGGGAGAAGTGATTTTTAATCTGGCTAATCAAATTCTTCCTGTATTAGTGTCGGGTTTTCAGACTATATCTGACTTTTTTAGCTCCCTTCCCGGTCCGGTACAGAATTTTATTGTCATTTTAGGCGGCCTTTTAGCTGTATTTACAGCGTTATCTCCTGTGATTGCTGCTATTGTTTTGGCCCTTACAACTCTTGGAACAGCTGTCCTGGGACCTATCATAGGAATTATTGCCGGTGTAGCGGCAGCCATTACAGGAATTATCGCTGTTATCCAAAACTGGGGCGCGATTGTCCAGTGGCTGCAGAGCGTATGGGAAGTCTTGCGTCAGGTATTTGAAGCAGTATGGAACCGAATTATTTTATTTTTCACTGAGACCATTCCGCAGGCCTGGAAAAGTCTGGTTGAACTTTTTCAGAGTATTCCAGAATGGTGGTCTGGCATATGGACTAAGGTTTCTGAAACCTTTGGACTCATATGGACGGGAATGATGGAGAACCCAGTTTTGTCAGCCATAGTAGAGATGATCATTCAGCTGTGGAATAACTGCACAGAAAATCTGTCATTAATCTGGGAAACAATCAAGACAGTGGCATTATCTGCCTGGGAACTGATTAAGAATACCATTCTGGGACCTGTTCTTTTGCTCTGCGATTTAGTAACCGGAGATTTCGATAAATTAAGAACGGATGCTGAAAAAATCTGGAACAATATCAAAAATGTAGCGAATACCATATGGACTGCACTGAAAAATCTGGTTGTTAATTTGGCAGGAAACTTAAAAGATTCGGTTGTTGCTATTATTACAGGACTGCGCGATGCAGCTGCAGGATTGTGGACGGCTATTAAAGACAAAGCGTCTGAGCTATGGAATATCATCTTAGAGACAATTATAAAAATCGTAACAGACATCAAAGACAAGGCAGTGGAAACTTTCCAAAAATTGAAAGATGGCATTGCGGAAAAGGTAAGTTTAATACCTGGAGTTGTAAAAGAAGGGTTCCAGGGAGCTATTGATTTTATTACCAGTCTGCCTAAAAAAGCAATTCAGTGGGGAAAAGATTTTATAGGAGGATTGATTGACGGAATCAAAGAGAAGGCCAAGGAGCTGATTGACGCGGTAAAGGACATTGCAGACGATATCTCAGATTTTCTTCATTTCTCAAGACCAGATAAAGGGCCGCTGCATTACTATGAATCCTGGATGCCGGATTTCATGATGGGAATGGAAAAGGGATTAAGAGATAATGCGTGGAGAGTGCTTGACCAGGTGAAGAAATTGAGTTCAGAGATGTCTCTTGCAATGCAGCCGCAAGCTCTCCAGCCTTCCAGATATTTGAATTTTAAAAACCATAATGTACTGAATGTAGATGGCAAGGTTTTGGCCGAAATTGTAGATGAGCATCTGGGGGTGGAATTATGATAAGACAGTTTTACCTTGAAAACGAATATGGTCGGAGATGGGGATTAAACTCCCCTGCCTCCGGCCTTTTGACCAAGCCGAGTGGATTAGGATACAGTATGGACGCTTCCTATGCTGCCATCGGACATAGCTTCATTCGGAATTATATCAAAGAAAAGCAGCAGAGCATTTCGGGAACCCTGATTTTTGGAACAGAATCACCCTATAAGGCTTGCAGTAATTTTATAGCATATGTCAATGGGGCAGAGAGTTTGAAGCTGATCTACAAAACCGATGCAGGGGAATACTATCGGAATGTGGATCTGCTGGAAGTGGGAAAAACGGAAAAGACAGCAGCTAAAGTATTGGAATGTCCGGTTAAGTTTAATTGCAAAAGTTTGTTCTACTCCAATCGGGTAGATCGGTTTGTAGTTAGTCGTTCGGAGGGGGAGCTGCGCTGGGACTTTACATGGCCTGCCCGTTTTAATGACTATGGATTCCGAAGAGTCGTGATAGAAAATACCGGCCATGTGCCAGCTGGATTTGAACTGGAGATTCATGGATACTGCGAGAATCCTTCTGTTATTGTAACACAGCCTGCAAATAAAAAGTCAAGGCTAAAATGAAAGAACTTTGAAAATTTTATA